AAAAGCCTAGAGAAAATTTCTTAACTGACTCTTCTGTGATTAGTCTGCCTGCATAGTATCGCATTGCACGTGGAGACTCTAGAGCTTGATTGTTAAGACGCTTAATAATTAGTTCATCATACTGAACGTATTCTGGTTTTTCCTGAAGCTGTTTCTCAATGTCGTAAGTAAGGTCTGCCAAAGTTTCTTTGCTTTTAATAAAACGTGCAGCCTCAAAGTACGATCTTCCAGAGTTGTCCATCACGACCTCAATTAGGTCTGCTACTTTTTGACAAGCAAAGCAAAAGAATATTCCAGTAATCTTATCTACTTCTCCTGCTGGGGTACGAGAGTTATTGTGGAATGGACAAAAGATGATATAGTCAGAATCAATCTCATTCATTATTTCAATGCCTGAGCCAATTAGTACACGCTTAATTTGTTCTGCTGTATATATTGTTCTTGAATTCTTTTTGTTGTTCACTCTTTTTATTTGTCTTCCATGTCTTTGTATCTGTAATGTCCTTTGTCAAAATCTACTTGAACGAAAAAGTCTCCCATGAAACCATTTCTATTTTTCCTAAATGCAAATTCAATTATATCACTATTGGTTGCACGGCCTAGTGCCAAAACCCAGTCCGCATCATAGGCTATTTGACGAGACCAAGCGGTCTGTCCCAAAGTGGGGACACCGCTTAAGTCGTTTACATCATCTGGAGTGGCTGATGAAATAGCAACAATAGGAACCTCTTCGCCAATAGCCAAAAGTTTTAGCTCACGTGAAAGGTTTTTCATACGAACTACTTCATTTTCTGACTTTTGATTTGGAGCCATAAGCTGTAGGTAGTCAACGATAATAAAGTCAGGCTTGTACTGATCAATCTTTCCACGCAGCACTGATGGATTAATTTCTCCACCAGAGTCGTTAGAGATAATGTGAAACTCTGGCTTGCCAGCAATCTCTTTCTCGTGCCACTTCTTCAGCATATCTAGCTCAATATCGCCATTACTAATCTTGCGATGAGACCACAAGCCTTCACCCATAATAGTAAAGACACGATTGCGAACCTCTGTCTCTGACATTTCTAGAGAGATTACTAGTGGTGACTTGCCTTGCTTCCATGCCTGTACCGCAAAATATAGAGCCATCCAAGACTTACCAATACCTGGATAAGCTAGGAACACACCAAGCTGTCCTGGCATAATACCAGCTGGTAGGTAGTTGTCAAACCCTGCTAGTCCAGTTTTAATTCCAGTAATGCCCATAGCCTGCTGTGCTTTTACGTTTTCAAAGTATGCAATAGCAGACTCAAGGTCTGTAACATCAATGTCACGAATAGCAGAAGTGTTCTTTTTAAGCTCTGAGGTTTTTGTGATTAGCTCTTCTAGGGCTAGGTTGCCTTGACCGTTTTGAACTTCTTGTGCAGCATTTCTTAAGATGCCCTTCAGGCTATCGTTTAGGTATTCTGTCTGTAGTTCATCTAGGTGGTGCTTGGTTGATCCAATACCGTCAACTGGTGCAAAGTCACGAAACTTTTCTACGACTAAAGAAATTGGGGGAACAGACTGGTTTGTCTCAAAATACTTTCTAATAAAAGTCCAGATATCTAGATGAGTGTTCATCAAGCTGTCAACATTGGCCTGAAGCAGGACGTGCATCTGCTTATCCGCTAACACTGCGGATATTACTTTGGACTCTGTGTTACTCACTCAGCCACCTTCTAGCCATCTCTCTACGCTCTGCTCGTTCTTTATCATCTTTCGCCTTGTCATCCATTGCCTTTAAAAGCTTTTCAGCGTTATATGCATAGAATGTCCAGCTGTGTGTTTGGGCTACCTCAAAATAATAATACACTAACCTCATAGATAGGTCAAGCCCAAAAGACTCAATGACTGCATCAGCAGCCCATTGTTCTGTATTTAAGTTAAGTATTGGCTTAGCACCATACCTCTTCAAGTGTTGACTGGAGTAAGTGCCTAGCAAAGCCATACGGTCTTTGCGAGCTGCCATTACTCTTCTATTTCAGCTTTAGCTTCTGTTAGCTTTTCTGTTAGCTTGTCTTCAACAAACTTGTACACACGCTCAAAGGCGTCGTTAATTGTCTCACCCTCACGTCTTGAGTCAATTACCCCAAGATCCAAACGCAAAGACTGAAAATTACCTAAGTTAAGTGTATAACCTAGAGTAACGTTTACCTTAGTTTCTTCGTTGTTCATTTTTCCTACCCCTCACGGTATTAAATAGACTCGCTCCAAACAGGAATAAACCTGCCATCCTCTGTCTTTGTATATGTCAGTATACCATCTCCCATTCGTCTTGTCAACTCCTGGTTTGTTGGTGTCATATTGTTTGTAATTAGGCCATCTTTTCTTGGTTGGCCAATGTGTATTGATGCAAGTATATCACGAATCTCTTTGACTTGCGACTCTGAATAATAGCTTCTTATTTGCCAGCCAGTTTTCCCACCCTTTGATGAGCCCATGGGAAAGGGAATTACTCCACGCTTCATTAGGCTTGGCATATATTTTTTGTGACGATTAACAAGTCTAGCTGTTTCACCTACAGTATATGCTCGTTCACGATTACGCTTGAAGTCAGAAGTAAAACAAGATTCCATTTGATCTTTTGTAATATTATAAAGAGTAACCATTCCTGTGGAGCGACTTTGATGATGTGGGCGAACTAGATCTCCGTTTAAGAACCAAACTTTTTTATTGCCAGGAATGACTGGCTCTACGTTATATTCTTGGTCTAGAAGTTTTCGTTCGTTTGCATTCATTAGTTTGGAATTCCGATTATAATTAGATTAACGATGGTGGAAGCGTTTCCAGCCTTATCAAACCTAACCAAACCAGTTAATCCATTTGCATCTATGCTAGTCAAAACAACTGTAGCACCATCGCCTGCAGTGCCAACGCCACCAGTATTCACAATTGTAGCTGTGGCAATTGGTGTGTACTTAAAGTTTCCATTGTAAGAATAAGTAAAAGTCTTTGTGCTGTCTGCAGTCTGAGGACTGTTTGATGTAACGACAACAGACCCACCAATAATTCTTGATTCAGAAGTCTTAATGTTTTGTCTTCCAGCTGACGGGGTATCAATACTGGTATAGTTATATCCAGTAGTAGATAGCTGATCAGATAGCTGATTTACAGCGTTTGTAATCTGATAGATATAACTAACGTCAATTGGTTGACCTCGTTCAGGTAGTGGGACTTTTGCCATAATATTCTCCTATTTATATTGTACCAGATAACCCTCTAAATAGGGTAAGCTTATTGTTGTAATAATCTCTAATCTTTGTGGTTGTTGGTATTTGAATGGCTATTTCAATTCTTTTTACATCCCCGTCTCTTTTTAATATGGAGAAGTTGTTTGACGATACCGTGGTTTCAAACTCCCAATCACTCCAGTCAGGATCATTTAGGTTTGTAGTGTTGTTATCATTCCACCTTACCCAAACATCATATTGGGTGGTGTCTCTAAAAAACTTTACATAGTCGCTTGGACTTTCAACATCTCCTGGAAAAGACCACACAGCTGTAATAACTTCTGGGTTTCCAGCCTTGCTAATTGAGAACCTGTTAGTCTCAGTAAATGGGAATGGGGTTGTAACGTCTGGCATAGGGTATCTAACAATTTCAGACCAATGAGAAAACCTGTTTTTATCTTCAGAAACTACACGGTATCTAAAGTCATAATGCAGAGCCTCAACCTCTTGCCTGTCCAAAGATTCGTTATAGGTTGTAGAAATCTGTACAAGAGGAAACTCAGCCTTGTTAATCCTTATCTGCTTGATGCCAGCATCAACCATTAGGTCACATCCAGAACAAATCTATACTCAATGTAGTTGTTTGTGTTTGGTGACTTTACTACTGTGGCTTCTTCAACGTTTTGAACAATTGAATACCCAGTCAAACCGTATAGGGGATTGACTGTGCTAACATTGTCAACTCTCAAGGCATCTAGAGCAATGTAAAAGTCATTGCTTGGAACTTCTGCTTTTCCATTTGGAACAACAATTTGACTTGACACGTTCGTAGCAGTTTTTGCATATGTAAAAGTAGTTGATGTTGGAGCTGACACAACTTCATAAACACCATTAAAGGTAGAGTCTACCTCACTAATCTTTACATAGTTTCCTGCTGAAAGACCGTGGGCTGAGGCAGTTGTAATTGTTGCTACGTTAGTTGTTAGTGCTTTTTCAGTAACCAAAAGATCATTGGTGGTTGAAACATAAGCCTTTACTGTATTAACGTTTCTCCAAGAGAACTGACCTGTAGTATAAAAAAGCTCGTCAAGAGTTTTTGCAACCACGACATATCTGTTATCAGCAAAGCGATAAACTGAATCTTTTGCCTCAATTTGCATTCTGGCAACCTGAGAGCCATCACTATTAGAAAACTCAACGATAATTGTTGCGGTATCTGGAATTGCAGAAGAGTTTCCGTCAACAGCTACTATAGAAAAAGCAAGCTTCATAATGTCTGAAGATGAGTTTTTGCTAAGATCTACAAACTGATTAGTAATTTGAAGAAATGCTGGGACACCGTAAACAACTAAGTTGTTTTCGCTATTTGAGAATATGTATGAAGTATCTCCTCTTAGCATAAAAACATTACTAAGATAACGAGTTCTTTCATACCTAGCCAACCTTGTCGCATTTGAAAAAAGACCATTGCTGGTAGTTGTTTTAATTGCAGGAGTTGTGCTAGAAATAAAGTTTAGTCCGTTAATTACAGAAGTCAAGCTTTGATCTGAAAACGATGAGCTGTTTACAGCTGGAGATGTAAGTGTGCTTCCACTGCTTAGCTGCCATCCGTCTTCTGATGAAAAGGCAGAGATGGTTCTGCTGTCGTACTGCCCTGCTGCTGCGTTAGCCCCTGCTGAATATATTCCAACCTCAGAAATCTCGTAACGCTCTTCTGTTGGAAGCTGTGCAGTTAAAACAATTTTATTTATTCCATCGTCATTGACGTAGCCACGTGAAGAGATTGGAACACGAAACATTTCAAAATCTAGAGCATTCTTTCCTGGATCAATATCAAGACTCAAGGTTGCATTAAGAAGGTTAACTGTGGGTCCTGGAGCTATAGTGAATCTGCTATCTGATGATATAGCGGTAACTGTTGTGTTTACATTAGGGGTGAACGTTCCAGTACCGTCAATAATTGCAACTTTAGCTCCAATCCAAAGACCAGAAGTGTTTGATGCAGACAACACCTGGGAAACTCCTCCTGTTGAAAAGGTAATAGTTCCTACTGTGTGCTGTGCAGTAGAAGATGTCACTGTTATAACGGTAGGGCCATCAATGCTAGTGATGGTTGTGCTAGCCCCAAAAGCACCAGTACCAGAAGTCTTAGTTACAGTCATTCCCACAAACAAACCAGCGGTTGAGGCAATGCCAGTAATTGGTGTTATGTATTCTCCGCCTACGGCTGGTGCTCCAGTTGACAAGATAGTTCCAGACGTGGTTGCGGTTGACACAGAAGATTTGGTTGTAATGTTTGGTCTTGGCTTTTGACCACAGCCCAAAGCAATGTATGACGCATATGCTGGGGCATCTCCAATGAGATACTTTGCAATAATGTTTTTGCCTATATTAGTTATCATATTATATTCCTACATCTTCTATTATACCAGCAGACACGATTTGAATCTCAACCTGCTCATCTGACTTTAAGTTAATAAACTCTATGATACCATCTCCAGCTGTCAAGTCAAGGTAATAGTTAGCGCCATTTAAACCACTTCCAACCTTGGGTATCTTATCCCTTAAGTTAATGGTAAAGTTAGAAAATATCTTATCTGAGGTTTCTTGTAGCTTTAAGAGGTTTGTAGGGTTATAGATTTCTTGAAGAATACCCAGATTTTTAAAGGGTTGATAGACAACATCTTGACCATTAACGGTATCGTTTCTAGCAATTGTTAAAAGCTCTTGTCCACCAACGTCTTCAAACAATAGGTCAAGTAGCAGCTCTGCACTAAGAGCCTCATCTACAAACTCTACAGTATCTATTGGGGCAGTCTTGATTGCTGCAGCTGCCGCTGCTGGGGTTTCTGAGCCTACAGAAGATGCTCCAATTGCAACATCTCCCATTGGGGTTGCCGCTATCTTGCCAAGACCCACAATTCTGTTTGTTAGGCTTTGATCTCTAAGAGTAACGGCTGTCTTGTTCTTAGGCAAATATTTTGAAAGGGTTGTTGTAGCTTTTCCAACATTTATTGTTGTTCCAGCCTTAATGCTTTGTCCCCTAACGACATCCTTATTTCTATCTATAATTTTATCTGCTAAAGCTCTAACAACCTTTGGAGGTGTACCAGCTGGCAAAAGTTCTTTAGCTAAACCTATTGGTTTTATAGCTTGAGTAACTTTTGCTTCTTGTCCCTTTTTTGCCATACTACACCTCGCTCAAATACACAGACATTGCTGGACCAGCATTAGATCTTTTATAATTAATATTATAAACTACATACTTCTTAGACTCTGAATCAATCATATCAATTCCATCTTTGTCTTTGTAATATATGTTTACCATATCGCCCAGCTGTAAGGTTGGCATTGAAAATATGTTTAAGCCTACAGACTTTCTTGGCCTAATATTCTTTTCAATAATCCATCCAAGAATTGACTCAGCACTATCCTGATCTTGTATGTAAAGAGAGTCAAGAGTAAAATCGTTTTTGCCATAAAGAATTCTACTTTGCTTAACCTTTTCAAACTGCTCAGTAAACTTAAATGGAGACTCTACAAGAGTTGACCCTTGCAACTCTGGGTCAGAAAGGTTGCCCCTCTTCTTTAGGTAGTCATCTACTGTAAGAGATGCTGTTGTATCCTGAGTAAACGCAATGCCCAAGATTCTTAGATAGTTCCCAGTTTTTTCATCTAGAGCAAGAACGGTATCCGTGTTATTAAAGACTAAAAACTCTGCTCCATAAGAGTCTGCCGTAAAACCAGAAACGGTATAGCCCTTTAGCCTGTTGGCTGTTGGAGCAATCTTTGCATAAAGTGCAGGGTATGCACGGTCATACTTAATATTAAAGTATGCAGCCTCTCTCATAATAGTTCCAAACTCTTCAAAATAAAGATCGTAAGAGGGAGTTGATTGAGGATTAATTCCACTAAGATATGTGTTCTGAATCATACCACTCATAGCGTATCTGCTTAATGCTTCTGTTGCATTTACTGATCCATCTTGATCTCCAAATACCCTGGCAATTGGAACGTTGGTATCAAAGACTGTGTTTGTTGCAAAGTTTTTGCCAAGAGCATAAACATTTTCAAACATTGCTTTCGCATTGCCACGTACAAATAGTCCGACTGAAGAATTAACCAGGTCTACTGGATCAGTGTCTGTAACCCTAGCTACAATTTTTTGATTTATGTATAGATAAAAATCTCTTCTTGTTGGGCTAACGTCAACGTATTCTATTGCCAAGTCATAGACTGTAGGGTTTTCTTCTCCAGTTAGCCTAGACTGTCCAGCAAAGTTACCGTCATCAACCAGAATGTTTCCAGATCCTCCCCAAAGCCTAACGGGTACGGCTTTTGTTTTTGTAAGATCTGCATCTTTTCTAACCTTGTAAAACAATATGTTGTCTAGAGCTAGCTCTGCTTCGCCAGTTTCTGAACTTCTGTTTATTAAACTTTCAATGTTTGATGCAGTCAAGGCTGCGATTTCAAAGTAATAGCCATTGTTGGTTAGCGGATTGACAATGTTAATTCCAGCTGAGCCACCACCAACGCTAACAGTTTTACTAGGGTCGTAAGTAGGAACATTGAAGTATGTCATACCTCCAATAACAGTCTGTGCTCTGTCTCCAGAAGCCTCAATCTTTCCAATAATTCTTAGTCTTGTTCCGTAGTGCTTATATGCCTTGTCTAGTTTTTTGTGGACATATGATACAAAATCTCTAGACACTACGCCTGGAGCAAAGTCAGGTCCTGTCATTACCAAGGCAGATGACTGAATTGTTGCAGCTGTTGTTGTCTTTAAAGATCCAACCTGAGTCTCTGTTGAATACTTGGAGGACAGAAAGTTTCTGATAATGCTATTTCTTTGAGTTTTTTCTGCGGTATTTTTACTCAGTCCAGTAGCTCCTGAAATTGTAGTTGGAAAGACTTTGTCAATATTTGTATTAAAGATTAGACTGCTGTCCATTTCACAACCTTGGATGTTGTCATTGTTTGACCAATAGGAATCTAGACCAGCATTGTGAGCTACTACTGCAGTCCCAAACTGACCTCGTCCATGAGCAACTACTGGGCCTACCTTTAGCCTAATAGCTTCATTTATTTCTTGTCCGCCTTGAGATACTCCAATACCAACAAAAGTTTCATAGAATGGCTCTGCATAAATTCTAACAAGTCCTGTTGGATATATCTTTCCGTTAAAAGGAATATTAGAAAAATATCTTTGGTATTCTAAGTTACTAGATATCCAAACATTTCCAGTACCAGTTATGTTGTATTCAACTGCATCATACCTAATAACTTCGCCATTGGCGTAAAAGAATCCTTGGAACCTTGCAAGCCAGTATGCATTTTCTCCAACATCAAAAACGTTGTTTACGATTACTCCTGCTACAGAAACTTGTGGCAAGTCTGCTGTCAATGTTGTATTGAGGGGAACTGCAGAAAGAGCAAACCTTTCCTGCTTGTCGTTGTTTGCACTGGTTGTCGTTTCCGATCCAGAGGATTCCCAAAGAAGGGATGGGTTGTAAACGTAGCTTTTATCTACAAACTTGCTTTGAGCAATTGTTCCGCCCACACGCTTGATATACCTAGTTGTGTAGTTTACAGTTCCTGCATTGTAAACTTTTCTTTCTTTTGAAGCAACGTCTTGAATGTTTGGCAACTTACCATTAACACTAGACCCATAAAGAGTTATGTCTGGTAAACGATCAACTGACTCATCTAGAATATACTCTTTAGTCATAACAACAAAATTATTATATTCATCAAAGAACATGGCTGACTGTGTCGCCCTAGCAAGTTGTGCTAGAGTTTCTGCAACGCTTTGCTCAGGAGGAATAAAGAAGTATGGGACTACTGGATCAGATACGTTTTCTTTTCTTTTAAAAACATAGTTAGAAAAGCCAATAGAGTCTAGCAGTAGACATACTGCCTGACTAAGAGATGTCTCTGTTAAAAGAATTCTTGGAGCTTTAAGGGATTCAAAATAAAAGTAAAAGTCTCTTAGTGGTATTGAAGTTTCTCCAGTCTTTGCATCTCTTTGGGGAAATGTCTCAGAGTATAGAGTCTTTATTGGAACATAGTAGTTGTCGCTGTTTACATCTTTAATTACTTCATAAAAGGTAAACTTAATATTCTTTTCAATATACTTTGCAATTATGCTACCGCTTTGAGTTTGGAAGTCCCACTCATTTGTTGGGTTAAAAGACTGGTCGTCATCAAATAGATTGATTGATCCAATACCTGCCATAATTTGCCCAACTGGCAATGCTGAGCCTGAAAGATCTGCAGCTGCTTTTGTAACATCAAAATCAAGCAAGCTACCAGATAGGTTGGCTGTAAGTCTAGGAGACATTTCTATTAGCTCTAGAGGAACATTTGGGATGCTCATTGTTTCAACAACAACTCTTATTCCTTTAAGCCAAACAAACTCTCTGTATGACTTTGCTGCCTGTCCGCTTTCGTTATAGTATGATGGATTGGTAAAGTCAGTTATGAAGTGAGTATTCTCGTAGGTACCGTCAGTTCCAAGATGCCACTTATAGACTGGCAAAGATTGCTCATATTCAGTTCCATTGTAGATATGAAGAGTTCCTTTGTCTCCGTCTGTAGGAACAACTAAATATGCTGCACCCTTAACAACTCCTGGACCTAGTGGCAGGGTTGATGCAGACCTGATAGTATCAAGAAGTCTAAAATTGTTTCTATAGGCAGTGGGAATTTCAAGACCGTACTCTAGGCTTAGGTATCCGTCTGAACCAAAGATTGGTGTTATGCCATCTTCTCTAAATGAAGAATCATTAAACTCAACAGCATTTAGCCATTGATTGTTTTCGTCTAGATACTGAATCTTAAATGCTCTTGGAACTGTCTTGTTTTGGTCTCCAAAGAATGGGTCTGCAATTGAAGACCCTCCAGAGTTTTTAAATGGACCAAGGTTTATATCACCAATATTGGTTTGAACTTTTAAGATAATTCTGTTTGCTGGTACCTGCTCTTTGTAAACTACAAAAGGATTTGTGTCATCAATTGGATAGCGGTTTTGTGCGGTATTACGAGAGATGCCTCTCTCAACATTTATACCAGTCTGCTGATTGCTTTCAGTTCTGTAAGATCTCCAGTACTTAAACTCATCGTCCTTGGTTGACATATAGTATCTTGGTCGCAAGTACATATCTTTATTTTCAAATGGTAGGTACTTGTTATTAAAATAGGAAAGCTTGTTAATTCCAGAACGTGGTCTGAATGGTTTAATGCAATCCTCTAGAGAATACAAAAGCTTTTCTTTATCTTTAGGATAGAAGAATAATTGTGGAGTTAGCTCTTCATCCTCAAACCCTAGCTCAACTGTTACATCTGCATCTGTTGCACCTGTATAAAACAAGCCTTCGTCAAGTGGGTCAAAGAAGTTAGGAAGAACGCTAAAGTCTGTACTGCTTTCTCTATATCTGTAGTTGCCTAGCTTTTGTATATTACCAGGAATGTTCATATTCCATTCTGCTACCACAGCAGATTCAGATTTAATTGAAAGGGAAGTTTCTAGGTGGTTTTTTAGCTCGGCATTCTGAAACACGCTAAACCTCTTCCAGCGTTACAGAAACGTCCCACATATCAAAGTTTGTTGCTCCACGTTTTACGATTGAATAGTTAAAGTCTGCTATGTACATCTGCAAGGCCTGAGAGTACTCGCTAAGGTGCCCACGTGCCTCATTGTCGTCACCAAACTCAGAATACTTGTCGTAGGACAAAAGAACCCAGAAGGGGCCTGTATGGGTCTCGTACCAGTCTAGCATCTCTCCACCACCAGCTCCACCGTCTGCAGTATACTGCTGAGACGTGTGAGCATAGTATGGTGGGTTATCTCCCTTATCTGCTGAAGTAAGAATGTTTGGCTTACCAGAGGTTTGGTCAAAATCAGGAATTACCTCAAACCCTCTAGACGGCAACATAGACCAGGAAATGCTAATACTAAGCTTATCTGCAATGTGATAGGAACGCATTGTTCCATTTGCCATTCTTTGTCTTTGTTCTATTCTTTCTGTAGACATACTTAGAGAATCTCTGTTGTGGTCAGATAGAATGATAAATTTGTTGTTTACATTGGCATTGGTAATGCCGTCAATATCTGAGCCAATCTCATAACCAACTGGAATAAGCTTTCCATCGTTAGTAACGGTTGGAGCAGCATCTGCCCAAATTAAAGCTTGAGGCCTAACGAATTGTTTTCTTCCAGAAATGTATCCAGCACTGACTGACATTATCTAACTACCTGTCCTCTTACCCTTTGTGACCCAAAGTCCTGAAGCTTTCTCATAACAACGTTTGCTATTTGATCTGGGCTGGCATCAGTGCCTTCCACGTTTACGCTCAAGCTATAATTATACACTGAATTGTCTACTTGTGTGTTTGATTGTGGAACATCTGAGCTAGGATAAATTCCTCCACCAACATTTGCTGAGGCGTAGTCTCTTGAAATTTCAGGGTATACAGGTTGATTGAATCCTCTAGAAAGAGTGTTGCCATAAGTTCCGTTATTAATGTTTTTAAGATTTTGTAATCCAAACTTATCCACAGCTGATCTTCTTACAACAAACTCTCCAGGAGTGAGCATTGCAGGAACGGTGTCAGTATTAACCGATTGGAACATTCCTCCATCTGCCATGTAAGGAATGAGACCACCCATTGGATAATACCCTACTTTTCCTCCATTAGCAAATCTTGATGGAATCTTGGCAGCCTTAGCAGCAGTTGCCTTGGCTGTTGCGGCAAGGGCATCTCTTTCTTGTTTTTCTATTTGAGCTTTTGTAAACTGAGCTGACTGAATAGCTGGATCTTTTCCCTTTCCTGGATCTGATGCACCACCACCACCTGACCCCCCCACATTTACGGTTGTTACTTCGTGGGTAGTTTTAATGGTTGTATTTAAAGCCTTCCAGCCTGAAAGAATTCCTGTTACACTTGCAAGGGCTTTTTTAAGCTCTCCATCATAAACTTCTGCTCTGGCCTTAGCCTGATCTATTGCAAGCTTTTGTTTTTCAATCTGCTCTCTTGTCTGACCATCTACGGTTAGTGCGGCTATGTTTTTGGCCAGTAGGTCTTCAGCGGCCTTGACCCTGTCTTGAGCAAGACGGAGACTTCCTGTTTCAATAACGTTAATGTCTTGTTTTAGTTTTTTAATCTTTTCTTCAATTTGAGGTCTAGTTAATCCCTCTGCAGACTTTAGTCCAGCAATCTGTGCATCTTTTGCTAGTCCTAACTGATTGCCTTGAGCCTCTAGGGCTGATGCTGCACTTTCAGATCTTGCTTGCTGAATTGCACTAGCTGCTGCTGCAACATCACCCTGAGAAAGAGCGTCAGCAATTGACAGCTGAGACTTTTGCTGTCTAATGATGTCATCATTAATTCTTTTTGTTTGTTCTAGAGCTTTTACCTTTTTATCATAAGATAGATTTATTTCATTTTCTTTTTCAGAAATCTTGTCAAGGTCGCCAGAGTAGTCTCCAATTTGTCTGTTAAATCCTTCAATTTTTTCTTCTAGAGATTTTATTAGTGCTTTATCAGACTTTGTTGTTGCTTCAAATGCCGCCTCAAGGACTGCTTCGTTTGCAGAGAACAGTTCTTGCACTCTGCTGTAAACATCCATAAATTGCTCAGTTCTTCCCTGAGCGGTTGTGTTTTGCCACTTTTTGGTTGCTTTTTCTGCAGCCTGAATCCTCTTAATTATTTCATCCCATTGCTTGCTTCCAGCCTTTAATCCAGCATTCATAGCTGACATTAGGTTTGGATCTTGTGCAAACTTGAAAGCCTGAGCTGCAGTAAGACCGCTATTTCTTAGCTGACCATATGCAGCTGAGGTGTTTAGCACTTCTTGTCTTTGTTTCTTTAGACTGTCAATAGCTTCTTTAATTGGATCGCTACCCCCACCTCCAGAAGAAACTGGATTAAAGCCTTCGAACTTTTTGGTAAGAGATTCTAGTTCTTTTACCCCAGCAATCCATTCTTTTAACTTTCCTGCTGCAAGAGCAGTCTTATAGCCTTCTGTTAGAGCTGCATCTCCAGCAATCTTATAAGCAAGAGCTGCATCTACGCCACCCTTTACCAAATCTTTATAAACCTTAATCTTGTCTCTTAGAACATCTGCTTCAGTGCTTTGCTCCGTTGTTACAATATTAAGCTTTGTCTGTTCGTTAAGCTTTTTTTGTGCTAAAGTTTCTTTTTTAATTTCTGCAGTAAACTGAGCTTTTGAAATTTTTCCATTTTTTGTTTTTTCAACAAACTCTCCCATAGCTTCTGAGCCACCAACACCCGCAAGCTCAAGAAGTAGCATTTGTTTATCTAAATCTTTAACGCCTTTTATTGCAGTTGCCATATCTTTATTTTCTGGGAAAATTTTATCAATGGCTTCATCAATTGTAGTTTTTTGAGCAGTACCTTCAAGCCCTATTAAAGAAAGTCTTAAGTTGTCAAACTGTGCACTGTACTCTTCAATTGTTATTGTTCTTGCTTCTAGCTGAACAGCCAAGCCTTCCATAAGCCCTGCAACACTAGCTCCAACATCTTTAAGTGCTTGAGTCTTTTGTGTGGCAAGTGGGCCTCTAGCATATCCACCAGGTCCAGCTGTTTGAGTTTGCTGAGTTTCCCTAGCTGTTGCAACTCTAGATTTAAGGTCAGTAAGCAGGCCAGCAGTATTTTCTGGAGACAGTCCAACCTTATTAAAATCAAACTCTAAGTCTGTTCGTCCTGAAGCTTGGATTATTCCAGCAATTGTTGATTTAACAAATTGGTCAGGTAGTCCAGAAGAAGATAGCTTAAATGCTAAAATTTCTAACGCTTCATTTACAGAGCCTAAAGCTCCCGCTTTTGTAGCTTCAATTTGCACTTTAAAGTCTTCAAGGAATTGTTCGTCAGCTGCTTTTTCATTCGCTGCATCAGTAGCTGTTTCTGTTTGGCCAAGGGTAGCCCTGCCAAATCCTGAAGTCGTAGTTACTGATACTCCAGCTTGTTCTCCTAAGCGTTTAATTTGATCTGCAGTTACATCAATAATCTTTCCAAAAGCTTGCATTTTGTTATTGTGGTCTTGATAAAGTTTAATTGCAAACGGTAGAACTACCGCCAAAATAGATAGACCAATTCCAACTGGTCCAAGGAATCTGCCAATAAACTTAAAGGCATTTGCAATTTTGGAGAAAATTCCTCCACTACCTAGTGTGCTTGCAACGGAAGCCAAAACCTGTTTGTTTGCAACCGCACCAGCTACATCAGCAGCTCCGCCCATACCTGCTGCTACGGTAGCTGCTTTGGTAGCAACAACTTCTCCGAGCTTAGTGGTAGCCAGCATTGATGATATCTGGATTAAGGCGAACATTGCAGAAGACAGCATCATAATAACTCCAGTAAATGCAGCCATTTCTCCGCCAAACATTGACAAGACTCCTGTTATTGCTGAAAGGCCAAAGCTAAGCTGAGAAGCTTTTCCTGCAAGATTTGAAAAACTCTCTCCTACACTCTTTGGTCCCTGCATTCCTTGTGGAAGTGGTCCTATAAAGCCTGCCTCTCCAGGCTTTGGTCCAATGATTGGTGGCATTTGTGCAACGCCCTGTCCAACTTTTTTTGCAAGAACTTGTGAAATACGTTCGCCCATAAATTCAATTTCTGGGAATCCAGACTTTATGCCATCAGCTATTAGTCCTGGTACCATCCTAGATCCAGAGTTGTATGCTGCTGTTGCTTTGGCTATGATCGCAGCGTTGCCCTTTGTAACTACCGCTTCAATTGCACCATCTCTACCCTGCATAGCTGCAACGTAATTAAATCCTGCTTCTTTTCCATTAACAATAATCTGATTATTAGCAGCCTTATTCATTTGAAGATTTTTTTGCACGGCATCAAGAGACGCCTGGCTAGCTGCAGAAGTATTAGTTTTAATACCACCAGTTAATGCTTTAAACTCTTCTTTTACCCAATCAAACTCACGAGCAATGTTTGTCCTTATGGCTGCAAAGGATGCCTTGATGTCTCCAACAAAAGACCTTGTAGCTGTTGCTTCTTGTGACATTGCCTGAACAACTTGGCGTGGTGCATTGCCAACTGCTGGCACTGGCTCTTTGGTATTTATGTTTCCAAAAGATGACTGAAGTGAGGTATTTTTTCTGGCTTGGGTGGGCTTGGTTACGGGACCAATCATTTGCTCTGTGGCTTTTGCAATCTCGTCTTTTGAATTAACAAGTGTTTCTTTCACGCCGTCAACAATGTTCTCTGTTGCTTGTGC